TTCAAAAGATGACTAACTGGCATAGACCATCTCCTGCACAACCCAACCCACCTCAATCATATTTACCATTATTGACAGAGGTTAAACCAGTTTCAAGTGCAACCAACAGGGAGAAAACTATGAAATACATAAAAAAACTATGGAAAAAATATGTTGAATGGTTATTCAAAGACTTTTATAAATAGATTATGTGGATGAATATTGCAGCTAAATTAGTACCAAGTGTCATTAAGACAGGTATGTCTATTGCTGCTAATAGGAGAAAAGCAAAAGAATTAGAATCAGTTGCTGAACTTAAGTTAGCTGAAAAAATGGCTAATGGTGAAGTTGAATTTAAGAAAGCTGTGATTGATTCTCATAGAGGTGATTGGAAAGATGAATTTTGTCTTATCCTTATAAGCATTCCTTTATTGCTTTTGGCTTGGTCTGTATTTAGTGATGACCCTGATATACAAGCAAAGATAGACATTTTCTTTGATAAATTTTCTAACCTTCCAATGTTTTATCAGGCTTTGGTAGTGGGAGCTTTCAGTACGATACTAGGTATTAAGGGTGTATCTACTTTCAAAAAAAAATAAATAAAATCTAAACTTATGTCCGACACAAGTAGAGATATTATTAGTGAGTATAAGGATCAAGTGCGAATACTCAAACAACAAGTTGACGAACTTGAAGATCAGAATAAAAGCAAAGATTCTGCAAATAAAAGGTGTTTACAAAAGCTAGAATATGCTAATGACGATTTAGAGAAAGCAAATAAACAAGTAAAAGAACTTGAAAAGAAGATAAAAGATTTAGAACAAACAAATGAACAATTATTGAAACATCCATGAAAGTAGCCTTAGTAATGATTATGTGTAGTCAAATAGCAGGAGAGTGTATGAAACCCCACTTGCTTAATCATCATGATACTATCTATGATTGCTTGATTGCTGGTTACGAAGAGGCTAAAAAGAAAACAGAGGAACTTGGTAGAAAAGAAGTTTCCAAACATGAAATTATAATAAAATTTAAATGTTATTATGATGAAAACGAATCAACAAAGAGGATGGCATGAAATTATCAAAAAATTTTTCATTGGAAGAATTAACACAAAGTCAAACAGCTTTAAGAAATAATATAGACAATACACCAAACGAAGTTCAAATAGCTAATTTAGAGGAATTAGTATTAAATATATTACAGCCTTTAAGAGATTATTATGAAGCACCTGTAAAAATTACATCAGGATTTAGAAGCCCTGCCCTTTGTGAAAAAATAGGATCAAATCCCAATACATCACAACATACAGCTAATAATGGTGCAGCAGCAGATTTTGAAATACCAGGTTATGATAACAAAGAAGTAGCATCACACATTAAAAATAATTTTGATTTTGACCAATTAATTTTAGAATATTATAATGATTCAGATATAAATTCAGGTTGGATTCATTGTTCATACAAATCTAATGGCAACAGAAAACAATCTTTAAAAATTAATAAAGGAACAGGATATTTAGAATGGCAATAAATAAATCTAGCATGAAGTGTAATAGTCCTAGAAGGCAAATTTCAGGCGGTAAGAAGTTTGTAGTCAAAGCCTGTAAAGGTGGTAAGGAAAAAATTATTAGATACGGAGATGCTAACATGAAAATCCGTAAATCAAATGCGGCAGCTAGAAAGAGCTTTAGAGCTAGGCATAAATGTGCTACTGCTAAAGATGTGTTTTCTGCAAGATATTGGTCTTGCAAAAATTGGTAGAAAGGAGGAAAAATGTATCACTCAAAGAAAAAAACTAAAAAGAAAAAGAAAAAAGGAAAAAAAAAGAAGTAGTATGCTAGGTGTAGCTTATATGTTAAGCTGGGAGAGTCGGTGGGAACTAATATAGGAGGATAAATGCCAAAAGGTAAAAACAAAAAGTATAGTAAAAAACAAATGAAGATAGCAAGGATTGCACCACCAAGAGATAAAATAACTGGTGCTGATTTTGCTAAACTAAGAAAAAGAAAGAAAAGAAGAGTATGAAAAAAACAGTAAAACCACCCAAAGGTTATCATTGGATGAAAAAAGGTAACAGTTATAAGTTAATGAAAGGTGCTTACAAACCTCATAAAGGTGCTGTAAAAACCGCTTCATTTATGGTACAAAAAATACATAGAGGATGAAGAGAGCATTATTAGATGCGTTAGAAAAAAGATACGAAGCTGAGATAGCTGAAGCTGACGCAACTGTAAAAATATATTTAGAGAATAGTGTTGGCATTGGCGAACATCCTCAACATCTTGAAGAGATAGATAAACTTCTAACAAAAATTGCTAATGCTGAACACAAATTAGAAATCATTAAGGAGTTTGAGTAATGGCAAAATTATGTCCTAGAGGTAAAGCAGCAGCAAAAAGAAAATTTAAAGTATATCCATCTGCTTATGCTAATATGTATGCTTCTGCCGTTTGTTCAGGTAAGATAGTTCCTGGTGGTCGTAAGAAAAAGAAAAGAAAGAAAAGATAATGTCAAAAGGTTTACGATCATGGGTAAGAGCTAATTGGGTTGATATAGCTAACAGACGACCTGATGGTTCTTTTCCAAAATGTGGTAGATCAAAAGGTGAAAAGAGAAAAAACTATCCTAAATGTGTGCCATTAGCTAAAGCAAGAGCTATGTCATCAGGACAGAGAAGAGCAGCCGTATCAAGAAAAAAGAAAGCTGAAAGAAGAGCAAGGAAAGGGAAAAGACCTAATTACGCAAGAACATGAAGAAAAGAACTTGGAGCAAGAAAAATGTTTCAAGGGTTGTGGGTTCTTGTCATTTCTGCAAAAAAGAACATACATCAAATGAAGGTGGTTGGATTATAAACGCAGAGCATAAAGTATTTTGCGAAACCCATTCTGAAGGTGTATCTAGCTGCTTTGATAAATATTTAAAAAGAAGAACAGTACATTTCAATGATTGGTAATTATCTTGTATCTACAACAACAATCATTAAAGGTCTTAAATAACCACATTTAGGTTCTTCATTATCATCAGAAAAAAATTTATAACCAATATGGCTTTTATGTCTTGGTAAGAATCTTATATCTACATTATCTTTTTTATAAAAATATTTATGGAAATATTCTGAATTAGTTGAAGCTGGTAGTAAAAAAACAGTTAAACATTTAGAATCAAATGCTTTTTTAACAAACTTTGGAATTGTAATATCATACATAGGATGACAATAAACTATTTCTCCATCCCAATTTTTATCTAAAGCTGAGTTTTCCTTAGTCCAATACTTAGCTATCAAATGATTTTTATTTGATGCACAAGCATCAACAGTAAAATTAAATTCTTTAGATAATTGATACCAAATATCTTTAGGAGTTCTAACCCATTTCATTACTAAATTTTTATTTTTTGTAGTTATTGAAAATGTTTTTTTTTTCATACTAAATACTAGGCGACAATCAGGGGAATACTGCTTACAGCATTGATTGCCGCCAAATATTAACTAGACCAAAACTTTTTAGCATTATCTAAATATGTAGGATCTAGGTCGTTTCTCCAAAAATAATTTTCAAAATCAGGTTGAATATAATCTTTCAAAACATTTACATCGTTAGATATTTTCATAAGATTCTGTCTTACTTTACATCTTTGGATAAAATCTTTTTTCCTGCTTTCTATACTTTTAGGTGTAAGCAATTCACAGTTCTCTGCACTAAATACTTTAAAACCTTCTTCATTGATATAACAAATATAGATTGGTAATTCAGTTGCATAATGATAAAAGTCTGTTTGCATTAAGTGGTAGGGTTCAATAGTTTCAGGTAGTTTGGTGGTTGACCAACTTCTAGTACCATCTTTTTTAACTCTACCTCTTCTTGGAAACTTACATTTATCTTCTATAATGATTTTACCTTTGAAATCTGCATAACCATGCACCGGTATGGTAATACCCTCAAAGACTTTATAAGTTTCTATTTCAGGTTTACATTTATCATAACCAGGTATTGTTTTATGTGCAGCATGACCATTAACAATCATTCTCTCAACAATAGTTGAAAAATGATTGAAAGCATCAATCTCTTTTGCATCTGGTATTAATGTATTTAACTTTTCCCTAATTGGTGTGAACATTGTTTTCTTTTAAAAAAGTTTCATAATCTCTTCCTAAATATTCAACCATTTTTCTAGTTCTAAATTCTTTAGGATAATTAGTAGCTTTCTCATACTTTTGAATCTGTTGGAAAGTTACGTTTATAGAATTAGCTACATCTGTTTGAGTTTTGTATGCAGCTCTTCTAGCATTACGAAGTGCAATACCTAATTTTTTATAAAACTCTTTTTCTTGTTCTTCAAAATTAATGTCTGACATTGTTTCCTTTCATTTAAGACAGAGAACCCTTTAACCCTTGTTGCAACTTTTAAATGTAAAACTAGAATTAAGTAGTTATTCTAGTTTGTCTTTGTTTCAACTCCATGATCTTCTCAGCAATTTGAGGTAATCTAGCTTTATTTTTTAAGTATAAAGTTTTATGTCTATACATTCTATTTACTAGCCTCTCCTGCTTCGACTCCAGATCCTTGAGTATCTTTGGTTCTATTGTCATTTGTTTCCTCACCGATCAGTTTAATATTAGACCTAACAAACCGCTTATCGGTGATTGTTACTTCTGCGGAATCGCTAGGCTTTTTTGAGGCATGAGCTTTTTCTGTAGCTTCCTCTACAGTAGCACCCTCAAAAGTTTCTTTGAAGTTGACCATCAGTTCAGCAAGTGTATCTTTTTGTACTTTAGTCATTCAATTCTATGTTCCTTCTATAACCTTTAATTTTCTTAAGGTCATTTCTGTTAGCCAATTTATCTATCAAGACAGTTATTGAGTTCTTGGATTTATAGTCCAGACCCTCTGCCATTTCTTGAAAAGTTGGCATATATTTGTTTTTTCTATAGTATTTTTTAATAAAATTCAATAGACGCAGCATAACTGGTGTCATAGGTATTTTACTTTTTGTCATTTAACTCCATATCAAATATTCTATTTAGTTCGTTATATCCTGCTGTATCATCATAACTATCCTTTTTATATCTTGGATTTGTTATAGTTCGCCATATTTTAATAGCCATCATACATACACCAAATATATTTTTAGGCACTTTTATTTGTTTTCCATTATGTGCAGATATTAAAGATTCCAAAAATCCATGAAAGAAATAGCTTGTTTTTGTAAAACTACCATACTCATCAGCCTTTCTTTCCAACAGTTTTTCAATATCTTTGGCAACTCTATTGACCTTTTTTACATTATCTGATGAGTTTGCCATTTTTATCCTTACAATAATTTAACAATACTGTTTGACCTTTGTATCTAACTTCGCTGTTTGTTGTGTCAAACACCGCTATTTTTTTAAAAGCATCTTGGCATAACATTTTGGGTGCAGTAATTGAAACAGTTGCCTCAGCTACTGACCCATTTAACAAGTGCATGACTACAACAATAACATCCATTAGAAGTTCATTTTATTAGTTTGGCTACTTTTTTCTTTAGGTTGATTAGAGTAACCACTTATGTTTGGTACTTTTGCATCTTCATTTGACCAACCTATAAGAGCTTTCTTACCGCCAATCTCAACATCATTAATATCACCTGTAAATTTATTATCATCACCTTTAAACAAAACTCCTACTTGTTTGAAAATTTTTATAAATTTATGATTTCCGTCTGTTGAAGATCCCTTTGAACCAAGAATAGTTGCGTTTTTACCATTTGTTAGTTTTATATTACCTGAAAAATCAATCTTTGTTGCTTTTTCATGGTTTGGGTCATAAGGAAAAAAAACGAAATCTTTTTCCTTACCATTTTGATTTGCCATGTTGTCCTCCGTTTGTTTCTATGGTCTTTGCTTTTTCTTTAAATGACTTTTCTAACTTGTCATTTTCTGTTTTCCAATCAGAATAAAGTTTATTCAACTTTGTTTGCGTAGTTTGTTGATTTATTTTATCTTGGATTGAAACTTTTATAATTGATTTATTTTGATTATTAATTGCAGTAACTAACTCATCTGCACTAGCATACTCAGATCCTGCCAAACCAAATGCAGCTAAACATCTTCCTAAACTGCTGGTGAAAGAATTTTCCATAGCACTTGTTTTATTTACTAACGATGCGTTACGAAACTCCTCACTATGACCAACTGCATAAGGTTGATCTCCTATATATAAAGTTGTTTTTGCTATAACTCTATCACTATCATGGTATAATAATTGTTCGTCTATTTTAGATTCAGGAAAATACTCTTTTAAATGTTTAAACCTTTCAGCTACAGTAGAATATTTTTTACCCTTAATATTTACTGTAGGTATTTTTTTTAGTTCAGATAAACATTTTTTATATCTATCTTTGAATGAACCTCTGTTAGATTCCTTTTCTTCAGTTTGCTTTTGCTTTGTCATTTAACCCTTTCTCTTTTGATTGTTCTTCTAACTCTAT